GTACCGATGCGGCGACGAATGCTTTGTATCCTGACGCCATTTGATCCTCCTAGAATCCGTACCGGTTGGAGTCTAGTAGAGACAACGGTTGCAACGATGGAGAGATGGCGGCGTCGCCGTAGATGAGGGATTGTTCGGCGGCGTCAATAAGGTCGAAGTCGAGAATGTGCGAGGCGGGTGAGATTCGGTGTTTGATGCCGGAGATGTTCATGTATTTCGAAATGAGTTGTCCGCCCGGTGGTGTGAACTTGATGAGGACGAGGTCGTCAATGTCGAGCGCGGCGACGAGTCCTTGGTTGTTCCCTGTTTGTGCGGCCATGTCAATCGACACGACACGAGGTCGGAATACGGGTTGAGAGAATGTGTTGGCGTAATACTGAGAGAACGAGAGCGCGACCGTGTCGGTCGACATGAGCATCCCTTCCTCGTTGTAGGCGAAGATGCCATACGAGGCTTGTGACGTGGCGTTGTTGGTGACTTGTGTGGTGCCGCCGGTGCGGGTGATTGACGCGCGGTTGTAGAGAAGCTCGGATCCGAACTCGACCCCGATTGAGCGGGGGGTGATGCTGGTTCCGTCGTCGGTGATTGTTATCGCACCGGAATAGACGGGGTTGTACCGTCGGGATCGGAATGTGAGGAAGCCGTCTTTTGATACGAAGAGGGCTCCGGGTTCGGAGGATTCGATTTGCTGGAGATATGTGAGCGCGTTCTGGCCGACCGTTACCGAGGTCGATTGAAGGGTTGTGACTCCGGTTTGAATGTCGCGGAGTGCCGGGTCGAACGCAACTTCGGCGGTGTCTAGGACAGCGGAGAGCATGGCCGACGAGAGGTTGGTCCCGAATGTCGTGGTCGCGAGTGTTCGGTTGGCTATTTGGCTGAACGCGTCGGCTCCTTTGACGATGGCCGTGGCCCGTTGGTCTAGTGGATAGTTAAGATCCCAATCTTGAACAACTCCGAAGAAGATGAGCTCCGTTCCGACGGTGACGCGCATACGGCGGCCCGGAATGATTTGTCCGGCGTAGGGGTATTGAGTCGACGGGGGTCCGGGGATTGTTGGGTCGAACTCTGCTCGCTCGTTATCGAGGACGACCGTACACGTCCCCGCGTTGTATCTGGCGAGGGCTTGGTTCTTGCCTCGAGTGATTGACGTGGAATAGGCGCGGTTTGTTACGTCAACAAACACGACGCCGCCGAGTTTGTAGGTCGTGTTATTGAGAACTCCCTTGACGGCGTCATTGAGTACAAAGTTGAGCAGAGTCGATGAGGTGTTGAACTCGATCTCGACAATCGCCGGCGCGATATTGGACATTTAGGCCGCCTGAAAGACGGGGCCGGCGGTGCGTTCGTATTGCTTAATCGCGTCGACTACTTGACGGCCAATCTCTCGAGGGTCTCCGACGCCCGTCTGTACGGTGATGGAGTAGGACTTGCCCATGTTGCCGAGACGGTTGAGAGGAATCACGGCCTCGGGTCCCTGCTCCCCGATCATGGCAAGAGTCGCGCCACCGGTGACGATTCCGCCTTGAGCAAGTTTTGGAATGTTCGGAATGTTGATGTTCGGGAGCAATGCTCGACCGACCGGCCCGACAGCGAGATTGGCGATTGCGTCGAGGGCTCGATTGACTCCTTCAATGATTCCGTTTCCGATTGACTTGCCAAGGGTGAGGCCAAGGTCTAGGAACTTTCCACCGAGTTGACCGGCTAGGACGGGGATGATCTTTATTATTTCAAGCGCCATGAGTCCTAGTCCTTTGAGGACTTCGGGCGCTATCTGGACGACCCAACCGGTGAGAGCGAGGGCGAGCTTGACCGCCGTTTCGGAGAGTTTTGGCGCTACAACGGTTACGAGGTACACGACCGTAGCGGCTAGGAATGTTCCTAGGTTCTTGAGGAGGTCGGGGATTCTTGGCTCGATCCAGTCGACAAGCGCGGAGCCGAGTTCGATGAGTTTGTCTTGGAGCTTGGGGAACGCGACTTCGATGAGGAAGGTCGCGGCTTCGGCGATGAACTTTCCGAGAGCGGCCAACATTGGACCAATCCGGGGTCCGATCCATGCGATTAGCGCGGCCCCAACTTTTGAGAGTGCTTCGGAGATTGCTGGGAGTGCGACGTCTTGAAGGTAGCTGACGGCGTTGTCGAACGCGCCTCCGATGGCGTTGGAGACGCCGTCTTTCTTAATTGTTGCACCGAAGCCGCCAACGAAGTCGGAGAAGGCCTTGAACGCCGGAAGGATTTTGTCGGAAACAATGTCGACGAGGACCGTGAACGCTGGCACCAATGCGCGACCGATTTCTGTTTTGACGTTGGCGAACTCTGCCGTCAGGATTTTTTGCTTGTTTGAAAGTGAGTCCGATGTTCTTGCGAAGTCGCCTTGAGCCGCGCCGGTCTGTTCAAAGATGGCGGCTTGTGCGGCGAGGACCTTTTGTTGTGGGGTGAGGGCGTCTTTGGTGGTTGAGACGATGCCAAGCTCAAGCGCCTTCTGGCGGAGTGTGGCGTCGTCTAGGAGGACTCCGAACTTGCGGAGAGGTTCGGCTTCGCCTCGAAGGGCTGATCCGATGGCGTCGATTGCTTGTTGTGGTGTTGTGTTGTTGAACGAGGCCAGGTCGCCGGCAAGCGACAAGAACTCGGTAGAGAATCCGGAGAGATCTTTCCCGGTTAGCCCGGCAGATCTGCCGAAGGTGGCGAATGTGGCCGCGCCGTCGAGGGCGGCTTGTTTTGTGAGTCCGAGTGAGCGGGCGGCGTTGTCGGCGAACTTTTCTATCTCTTTGGCGTTGTCTCCGAAGAGGACGCCAACTTTGGAGAGGGTTTCGCCTAGGTCGGCGGCGTCTTGGATGGCTGAGAACGCAAGGGCTCCGGCTCCGGCGATGGCCGCGGCAGAGGCGAGGGCGACCTTTTCGATTCCTCCGAAGGATTTTTTGAAGAGGTCATCGGTTTCGTCTAGCGACTTACGAAGTGGGGCGGAGTTTCCCGAGATGACGATGTTAATCGCTTTAGCCATGGCGGGATTCTACTCTAGGTCGTTCTTCTTGATGATCTCGTCGATTCTTTGTTCGTACAATCGGGAGACTTCGGCACGTCGGCCGTCAAGAACTTCGTAGATGAATGGGTTGGGTCTGATGTTTCGAGCGGGCCACCCGAAGTGGATAGGGCCGGCGTAGGGGAGAGCCGCCGATCCAAGACGGACGCGTCCTTGGCGTTGTAGGGGTGCGGATTTGATGCTTGCGAGTAATGCGCCAGATTCGACCGGTACGAGTGGAGTGGCGGCGTCGACAATGATTTGTCCGGCTTGACGGTGAGTTTCTTTCATCTCGTCGCGAGATTCTTTTGATACGTCTCGAAGTGCCTTTTGAACTTGACGGAGACCGTCGATTTCAATCTTGCCTCCGCGATCTCCAAGGACTCCCGAGCGGTAATCGGCGGCGGCTTGTTTTTGGTATTTGTTGAGCGCCATTTGGTTATCTCTTTTGGTTTTGTTCGTGGAGGACGTCGATGAGGTTGTTCAACGTGTCAATGTCTTCCTCGAGGAGCTGCTTCGGCGAGATACCGGTGGCGATTGCTAGTTGGCAGATGTAGCGGTTGAACTCTCGAGGTTTTCTTTTGGGTCGTCTGCCAACTCAATCATCGGGATCGAGGCAAGTGACTGGATGAACGCTTCGCGCCATGCGGCGACCGGGAGGCCCGCTTGACGTTCGGCAAGAAACGCGAGGAGGTTCATGTTCCCGGCGTCCATTTCTGAGATGTTTTGAATTGTCTTGAACCAAGACGATCCAGACATTTTTTCCCATTGGTCAATGATCCACGGAGTCACGGGATAGGTCCCGGTCGTTCCGTCTGTGTGCGTGACGGCGATTTTCGTGTTCGGGATCATGGCTTACGCGCTCGCGATAACGAGTGATCCTCCGGTGAATACGGCTTGACTTGTTGCGATCGAGCCCAAGGTGCCGTCGATACTGTTGAAGCTCTCGAGGTAGGCATTGGATACCGTGTAACTCCTGTTCGTTGCTGATGTAGCACCGGAGAGGGGTTTGAGGATGAGGGTGGTTCGTGTTCCGACGAGTGCTTCGAGTGTGGCGGTCGTGTTGGTGGCGGCCTG